ACAACGAGGAAGACGCTAAACGATTTGCCTTGCAGAAACTAGATCAAGAGTGTGGTCTGCCGTTAGATGAACCTATGGAATATCAAATCGAGTTGGAAGGAGTGTTCACAAGATGAGAGAGGGAGAGGGTAAATGAATTACGGTACAGCTTATGGGCGCGAGCCTATTGTATGGAGACTAGGGAGAGAGGCTCTAGCCCTAATAGAGTGCGATAAAATAGATGAGGGAGAGTGCGATAAATGCAGCTCACCTTATGACGTGACAAGTAGAGAGAATCGATGCGGCGATTGCGGGAATTGCGGGAATTGCTGCACACACAAGGGAGAGAGTGAATGAGTAATCAATTCCGTATCGTATGTACTAAGTGCTGGCAATTAACTAAGTATGACGCACTAGACGTAGTAACCGGTGAGCCTTGCGATAAGTGTGGAGAGCTACTATGAGCTACTATGACGGCGACGCGTGGACTTACCACGTATTAAATGAAGTCAAGTGCGCTGAGTGCAGCGAATACTTTGACGATCAAGAGGGAGAGGGCAATATCTGCCCTTCTTGCATAGCGAAAGAGGGATAGAAATGGCTAGTTGGGAAATGCAGGGCGGATTTTGTCCACAATGCGGGCAAATGATAACAGCTGCACAATTCATAAACGGATCACATCAACACGAAAAAGAGGGAGAGAATAAATGAGTACTCACTTTAAGCTGCACGATTATGCAGACGTACGGATTGTAAAAGAAGTTATATGCGAGCACGAAATATGCACAATATACGGAGAGGAAGAGAGGGGCGTAGCTAAGTTTGCGCTAGCAATATGTGACGCCTGCGGTATCGAAGTAGAGGGAGAAGGTAAATGAATAAAGAAGAGTGGCTTGCTAGCCTGGAAGAAGGCGACGACGGTACAGGGTTCGAGGGTGACGGCGTGCAACTTATGTGTGGCGATCACCTGGTACCAGTGGATCAGTGCGGGTGCAGAATATGAACGAAGAGACAATGCAACAGACAATGGCGAGAGAACAGGCGGAGGCTATTGCCACGCTTAAGCGAGCCAACAGTGCACTATCCCGTATCTTCGGGATCGAAGAGGAAGAGGAAAATAATGGAAATCTGGACTAAGTATTTTTATATCTGCGCTCAATGCGACTCTTCAATAGAAGTCGTGACTAAGAAAGAACCTAAGCGTGATCCTGTCTGCAGCTGCGGGACTAGGAAGAAGTCAGTAATCCTGATCCAAAAGGAGATGATCAATGAGTAAAACTATTTTAGTTAAAACGCGTACTTGCGCGGTCTGCGGTGAGTATGAAGTGTGGGGCTTAGATCGAGAAGCTGTAACTAGATGGCAAGAGGGAGAGAATATCCAAAATGCCTTTCCCGATATGTCACCGGAAAATAGAGAGTTGCTTATATCAGGCACACACCCTGCGTGTTGGGACAAACTATTTCCAAAGGAGGAAGACAATGAGTAATGTAATTAACTTTCACCCGCCTAAATATGACCTCATCAACCTGTACGAGGTGACGGACGCAGAAGGAATTGCTCAATGGGGCGGAGAGAAACCCTTCGAGGCAGTGGACTGGTATCAGAGATCGCCTATCGGATCACGGATACTGGTATCTGCCTGGTCTTCGGACGAGGAAGACGCGCAGCTAATCGGGCAACCAGTGGATATTACCCACATAATCAATCAGGCTATCGCTAGAGGGAGAGGGTTGTAATGCTGTATTGGATCGGACTAGGCATAACCCTGCTGGTAGGCTATGCCCTTATTAAAGTGGAGGAAAGACTTAATGACTGAACGCAGAATCGAGACAGCGAAGAGAACTGCAGTGAGTTACCGTAACTACAGACGGGCGAGAGAACGAGCTCTCACCAGGTTGGCGCAAGCCCACCCTGAAATCTATAAAGAAATGTTAGAACAGGAGAAGGCTAGTGACGAAACGCAAGGTAAAAAGTGGCTTGATATTGACGGCACTACTATTGCTGGCGAGTTGGATCCACGATCCGCTACCACCTCTACACATAGGCGAGAAACCGATCATCAGGGAAAGAACGAAAGCGACAATGGAGGAGAAGCGTGAGAACAAACGAATCGCAAGAGAATATAGTAAGGCTCTCGGATATACGAAGAGAGAGACAGAGTGCCTCATCACCCTATGGACCGCTGAATCCCGCTTCGACCACCTTGCTCGCCCAAGAAACTCACAGGGCGTACCAACTAGCTCGGCTTACGGAATTGCTCAACTCCTTGGAGAGCGCAGTGGAGAACCTGAACTTCAAGTCCTTCACGGTATACGATACCTTCAACACCGCTATCGCGGATCTGCGTGCCGCGCTCTTGCCCACCACAAGCGAGGATGGTACTGATGAAACTCCTTGACCTGTATTGCAAGGCAGGGGGAGCAAGTAAAGGTTATGCAGACGCAGGGTTTGAGGTTACTGGCGTTGATATAAAGAAACAGAAACGCTACCCGTATACCTTTATCCAAGCCGACTGTCTGGAACTTATGCAGGACTTAGACTTCTTAAGATCCTTTGACGCAATAGCTGCAAGCCCACCGTGTCAAACGCACTCACGAACCAAGCACCTGCGGGACGCACAGGGAAAGACAACTGACAAAGTGGATCTCATCCCACAGACGAGAGAGAAACTGATAGAGAGTGGCCTGCCTTATGTCATTGAAAATGTACCAGGTGCACCGCTTATCAACCCGATACAGATGTGTGGCTCTTCCTTTGGGTTAAAAGTACGCAGACACAGACTCTTTGAGTCTAACCTGCAGCTAACAGGTTCAGTGTGCGATCACAAGACACAGGGTAAACCAGTAGGTATCTATGGTTCTATGCGTGATGAAATCCCAAAGGGCGGTCATACTGCCAAGTCAATCGAGGAAGCGAGAGAGGCTATGGGAATTAACTGGATGTTGTGGGGTGATCTGGTCGAGGCTATCCCGCCACGCTATACATACGAGATCGGTAAGCAACTTATAGCTATGCTATAGTACGCACGCCCTCCTAAGTAGGCCCCACCGTTACCTCTTTCCGGTGGGGTTTACTTCTTTCTAATCCAAACTTGGTGGTTCTTAGTAAGTATCTGAACATCAAGCTCGTGACGGTGAAGGAAGAGGTCGATACCTACCTGCGGTGCAAGGCGAGGATCACCTGTGTGATGAGTCCAGGTGTAGTCATCAAAGGCCATAATGCCACCAGACTTTAACTGTGGCCACGCTAGTTCAGCATCAAGTATGACACCGACAGTTGTATGGTCTGCGTCTATGTATATGAAGTCATAGTCAGGGTCTTTGCGTACACTCTGTAAGAACCAAGTGGTAGTCGACTTAAAGGCCTTAATAGTTTTGTACATTTTTGTTTTACTTTTGTACATTTCATAGACATCATCAAAGTCCATAGCCTTATGATCAACTTCATCGCTACCTTCCCACGTATCTACATCTATAAGCCAGCAACCTTTACCAGTAAGGATATTCTCTGCCATCCACACGCTAGCATCGCCAGTGAATACACCAAGCTGCAGGAACTTGAGATCATCTTTGCCTGCTAGTGGAGTGAGGAACTCTTCAAAGTTCGGGCGCACATACTCAAACCAATTAGGATAGTCCGTCATCTCATTACCACCACTGCACTAGGGAATGGAGCGGAGTTCTTCTGCCCACCAAACTTTAATCTACCTTTAACGAATCGAACCTCGTGCATAATCACACTGTCCCACCACCACTTAGTGTCAGTGCGTGAAGGTACAAGGCACACAACAGTGATACCTTTCTTAGCTTCTTCGTTAGCCTTCTTCATAAACTTACCTATCTCTCTGCCGTAAGGTGGGTTCAACCACACTGCACCCCCCCCTGAAGCACCATCCCACTCAACAGTGAGAGCATCGTGGCGCCAGCCATATTCGTGATCAGGGCCAAGGTAGTTAGGCACTACAGCAGATGAGCGCAACGCAGCTGCGTCTAAGGTGAAGTTAAACTCTGCGTGTAGCTTCTCAAAGAAGTCACGAGGAGTAGACCACGTATCATCTAGCGATGAACGCATACCGCTAGTAAATCCTTGTGTCACTTCTTATTGTCCGTACTGTAGAAGCCAGGTGCGTTAAAGACCACAGTGGGAGCAGACCACTTGCGTCTGAACTCTGTGTGGCAGTTGTCGCAAATATATGTATCTTCGGGATCGTTAATACCACGTGAGATGGTGCGTACATCACCGCACCCTGGGCACTCGTAGTCATAGGTCATAGCTTTACTGCCTCTTCTATATCTAGGTAACCAACTATCTTCTCTACCTTGTTGTTGTTCTCAAACTCTGTGGTCGCTGGCATCTGGTGAACGAACCACTCTGGTTCGTCTATCTCTGTCAGATCAAAGGAGTAGATACCAAGCGGTGTGCTGTTGATGTAGAAGGGCAGAAGGTCGCGGTGATAGGCCTGCTCTATCAGCTTGCGGTACTTCATCTGCTCTATAAGTAGCGTAGAATAATGGGTTTGGCGACACTTCAGTTCGATGAAGTGACCGGCCTTTGCACTGGTGCAGTCGAAGGCATCATAGATACCAGGCGCACGCTCTAAGTCTGGGTAAAGATTAAGTTTAAGAAAGTCAAAAAGAATTAACTCGTTCATTACTGGTACGGGCTAGGCCCACCCAATTCCTTATTCAATTCACGCAGAGCGTGATTACATCTGCGGTCTGCACTGGAGCGATGGCAACCAAGGACTTCACCGATACGTTCAAGAGTAAGGTTTTCGTGGTAGCGAAGGGCAAGTACACGCTTGTCTTCCTCGTCTAGCTTCTCGTAACCCTTCTTAATATCTAAGAGCATAGCCAGTAAGTTGCCACCTTCTGCTGGACTAGACGAACCCTTAGGTTGCCCATCTCTGATCATCTCTTGTGCCTGCTCTAGCACAGTGCCATCTACAACGGATGCAATAACAAAGGGTAGTAACTGACCAAGCATTGCAGTCTGGTAGTAAGCCTCGTCCCCTAGCTGATAGCCAGACTTGGTTGCCTTCTCCTTACGACAGTAGCGTTCAGCAGCACGCGACATTTGCCAAGCAATCTTCTGCTCGTTGTGTCTGCGTTGCTCGACGTTCTCTTCGCCTAACTGATCATTGATGTATCCAGCACGGGCTAGCGCCCACTGCATACACTCCTGCTTTACATCATCGCGTTCAACAAAGTTCCTGTATTGCTTGTATACAGTGTTAGCAACGCTAGGTGCTATGTCAAAGATGGATGGATGTATGTTAGTCATTTGCAACCCGTTGTTGAGCAATAGAGTGATACTTCTCATCCATTTCAATACCTATAAAATTTCTATTTAATTCTTTACAAGCTAAAGCTGTAGTACCTGAACCCATAAAAGGGTCTACTATTGTGTAATCGGTAGGCAAAATACCAACAATTCTTTTCATAACTTCTAAAGGCATTTGACAAGGATGCTCTGTCTTATCTTTAGATACATTTTTAACCTGGTTTATTTCCCACCAATCATAAAGCCTTGCAGTTTTACCATCTGCAATTCTTTTCATAATCCTTTTATCTGTAGGGTTTTTGTATGGTTGCCCATATTGCTTAAAGTCTGGCTTGATACCAAAAAACGCTATGTCTCGATGCTGCTTTGCAGTGTTGGAGTTATATACCCAACTAACAACTTTCTCAGGAAACTCACCAACCTGAAAAGCAATCTTGTAAATCTCTTCAGGATAGTGAATAACTACAAATGGACCATACTGGAATACAGATGCAAGCATCTCGTAGTATTCTTCTGAATCCATATTGTCTTTATAGCTGTTGTAATGGTAGCCGACATTAAAAGGTGGGTCAGTTACAATCACAAACTTTTTTTCTTTGACGTGTATCTTAGGTAATTCTTCTAAACAGTTACCTAATATCAATTCGCTTTTAAGTTCAGTCACAGTCAGGTAGCACCAAATCTATAGTGTGTTGCAAGTTAAGTAACTTGATAGCAAGGAAGTCTATGTAGTTACTAGCATCAGCTAGTTCTTCAATCAGTTCCCTGATGGTGTCTGATGTGGTAAAGGACTCAAACTTCTGTCCTTGTGCTATTGCATACTGGTCTGCTCCCACTCCACGTACACGGCTAGCACGCAGGGATGCAAAGGATTCAATGAAGGATGTCAGGTCATCAGTGCTAACGCCACCTGTTCGATAGCCTGTGACTGCGGAATGATCTACTAACGGGTTGGGATGGGGCGTATCAGAAGTGTTTCGTTCTGGTAATTCACTTCCAGGATGACGAAGCCCAAAGTATTCAAAATCTGTGCCATCTGTAGCCATTCGTTCTTATCCATTCCCCTCACCTACCAGCAAAGTCTGTGTAGCTTGCGCTCCATAGGCTAAGTAGTAGTCGTTTATGTCCATATTAGGAGGTAAATGTA